AATATATGGATTACTGTTTATGCATGTTATTGGTATTATAGGGATTTTCTTATTGGTTGGTGAAACATGAACTAAGTGTGGTAGGGCGTAATTCCAGGACTCTTGTAGTGAGAGATCTTGGTGCTGCCTCATCTGTTGGACGTAATTCCATGGGCCCTCTTAAGGAGAGTTCCTGGTGGTGCCTCGACGAAAGGACGTAATTCCACGGGGGGTCGTGGTGGTGCCTTAGGGCCAGGACGTAATTCCACGAAGGCCATGTGGTGGTGCCTCCTATAAGGGTATAATTCCGCGAAGGCCTCGCGGTGACGCCTCATTTCTAGGACATAATTCCAATGCCACGTGGTGGTGCCTCATTATAAGTATCCGGATAGTCAAGTCTTGGGGTTTTTAGATGGTTTTGATAATCTATGTGTGAATGTCGGCTATTCGTGTTTGACTCTGAATTGTATGTTGACTTTTGTGATGTAGGACTTCTTTGCGCTAGCTTACCCTGTTTGTTGTTTGGTTGTCTTGTATGTGGTTCGTCTCTAATTGCGATGATCATCAATTCTGTTGATGTGAGCAGATAGTAGAGCATCTGGCAGTGGTAATGATGCTAGGAGTGATACTGCTTGATGGACCAGACGGGTATTGGGCCCATTCTGGGGCCCATCGCTGAAGATTTTATTTGCTTTATGTTCTTGTTTGTACAAGACTTGTATTGATAGTTCGCTAGTGTACTTTACTCTAGGCCGTGTGGGGCCTCCTTTATGTTTTATGGTTATGTTTGGGGTATGGAGTGCTTCGTATTCCAAATCTTCGTACCCTCTGGATATTATGTATGCGGTGTTTATTTAATGGGTTTAGCCTTTTATTTGGGACGTTACATTTATGGTATCAGAGCGGTCGTTCCTTAGGTCTGTGGACTTGGGTGCCCACTTAGCTTTCTCTGTGTCTTTCTGAGTATTCTTAGTTAATTCTTGTCTTATCGAGCCTAACCAAGTGATTTCATGTGTGGTAGTGAACTATGGCACGATATCGTAGGACTCCACAATCTTCCCAGGGCGATGTGCCGGACATCGCCAGAGCGATTGAGGCTATGGTAGCTGCTATGACGCAGCAAAGTACGACGATGATGCAACAACATGAAGCATCGATGCAGCGATAGGCGACAGCACTTGAACAGCAGCAGCTGGTGATGCAGCAGATGGAGGATGCCAGGATGGCTGCTGAGGATGCTCACAGGCAGCATATGGAGGCCCTCCGCCAGTTGGAGGAGAACAGGGTAGCTGCCCCTGCTTTTGGCCCAGAGCCACGACCCACGGTCCGGGAGTGGAGTTTGGAGGACTTTCTGAAACACCACCCGGTGAAGTTTGGAGGCAAGACCAGCCCGGACGCAACAGATCAGTGGCTGAAGGACTTGGAGAGAATATTTGATGCCAAGATGTGCCCAGAGGAGAGTAGGCTGGCATTCGCAGTGTACATGCTCACGGGTGAGGCTGAGCACTGGTGGGTCAGCATGAAGTCCATCATGGAAGAGAGGCAGGAACCAGTCACTTGGGACATCTTCAGGAGGAAGTTCCTTTCCGAGTATTTCCCCAACAGCGTCAAGTATGCTAAAGAGGTGGAGTTTCTACAGCTAACCCAGGGGAACAGGTCTGTGACTGAGTATGCAGAAAAGTTCAAGCATCTCAGCCGTTTCTACACCATGCCACTAGATGAAGAGTGGCGATGCAGGAAGTTCGAGAACGGCCTCCGTAGAGACCTTCGTTTGATGGTGGCCCCGCTATCCATCAAGGATTTTGTTGCCTTGATGGAGAAGGCAAGGGTCATGGAGAAGATGAAGGTAGAGGTGGAAACTCAGCACTCACCTCAGCAGAGAGTGGGAGGACCATCTAGGTCCAAGCATAGGCACGAGGAGAGGAGGAAGCCCTACTCTAGGCCCCATTTCCAGTCTCAAGGGTCTAGGGAGTCTTCTTCCCAGCAGAACAAGATTCAGTGCTACTAGTTTGGGGGACCGCACAAGAGGAGTGTCTCCCCCAGCTTGTAGGCTTCAAGAAATGCAACAACTGTGGCAAGGAAGGCCATTATGGGAGGGACTGCCCACCCTTGCTAGAGTAGTGACGCGACCTCCAGTACAGGCTCCTGCACAGAACCAGCAGAGGCATAGAGGCAGCAGGCCTCAGGCGACCGGCAGAGTGTACGCCATGACCGGAGCGGAGGCAGCAGGTTCAGGTAACCTCGTTATGGGCCATTGTTTGATAGCTGGAAAAGCTTGTTGTGTGTTATATGACTCTGGAGCGACACACTCATTTGTGTCAGATGCATGTGTGAAAAAGTTGAGTCTGCCAGTGTGTGAACTGTAGTGTGAACTTGTGGTGTCTACTTCGGCATCGGGTTTAGTCAAGACATCGTCCGTGTGTGCTAGGTGTCCAGTGGAGGTAGAGGGACGCAAGTATAAAGTAAATCTGATCCGCTTACCTCTACAGGAGTTAGAGGTGATCTTGGGAATGGATTGACTCTCTGCCAATCACATTCTTATAGATTGTCGAGAGAAGAAACTGTTTTTCCCCAACACAGAGGAGCCTGAGGTTTTAACATCACAGGGAGTTGAGAAAGAACTACAAGGGGGTGCACAGTGTTACATGATTTTCACACATCTTGAGGTGGAGAAAGAGGAGTGGACGCCCGTCATACTAGTCGTGCATGAATTTGAGGACGTATTCCCGGCGGAAATGCCAGGTTTACCTCCCAGTAGAGAAGTGGAATTCTCTATTGATCTGGTACCGGGAACCGGCCCGGTGTCGATGGCCCCTTATCGGATGGCGCCAGCGGAGTTGGTGGAACTCAAGAGTCAGATTGAGGAACTTTTGGAAAAACAGTTCTTACGACCTAGTACGTCACCTTGGGGAGCACCCGTGTTGTTGGTAAAGAAAAAGGATGGGAGTTCATGCCTGTGTGTAGACTACAGGCAGTTAAATAAAATGATGATCAAGAACAAGTATCCTCTCCCGAGAATAGACGACCTGATGGATCAGTTGCATGGATCATCGGTATTTTCGAAGATTGACCTGCGGTCGGGTTATCACCAAATATTGGTAAAGGTGGATGATGTGTAGAAGACGACCTTTAGGTCTTGGTACGGACACTATGAGTACGTGGTTATGCCTTTTGGGGTGACCAATGCTCCAGCGGTGTTCATGGACTACATGAACCAGATATTCAGACCGTTTCTAGATAAGTTTGTCGTGGTTTTCATAGACGACATCCTTATCTATTCCAAGACTCAAGAGGAGCATGTCGAACACCTAAGGATATTGCTTGATATTCTGAGGGAGAAACAACTGTATGCTAAATTGTCCAAGTGTGAGTTCTAGATGGATGAAGTCCAATTCTTGGGTCACGTGATATCAGCACGGGGCATTGCAGTGGATCCAGCGAAGGTTGATGCAGTGGTTAAGTGGGAAAGTCCCAAGTTAGCAACTGAGATCAGAAGTTTTGTGGGATTGGCTGGCTACTATAGGAGGTTCATAGAGGGATTCTCCAAGATAGTGGCACCTTTGACACAACTCACCCGAAAGGACCAACCTTTCACCTGGACGGATAAGTGTGAGGAAAACTTCCAAGAGCTTAAGCGTAGGTTGATGAGTCCTCCAATATTAGTAATCCCCGACGTTGGAAAACCCTTTGAGGTTTATTGTGATGCCTCCCACTTGGGGTTGGGCTGTGTGTTGATGCAAGAGAAGAAGGCAGTGGCCTATGCTTCGAGGCAACTCAAGGTGCATGAGAGAAACTACCCCACTCATGACCTAGAGTTGGCGGCCATTGTGTTTGCCTTGAAGATTTGCAGGCACTACCTCTACGGTGCTCAGTTCCGGGTATTCAGTGATCATAAGAGTCTAAAGTACCTGTTTGATCAGAAGGAGTTAAACATGAGGCAGAGAAGATGGATGGAGTTCTTGAAGGATTATGATTTTGAGCTTTTGTACCATCCCGGGAAGGCGAATGTAGTGGCAGATGCCTTGAGAAGGAAAACAGTGCATACTGCGCACCTTATGATTAAGGAGGTAGAACTGCTAGAGAAGTTCAGAGACATGAAACTGCAGGTGGAGTTGGAGTCAGGATTCATTAGATGTAGTAATCTAACCATATCTAGTGACTTCCTAAACTCGGTTAGAGAAAGACAACTGTTGGATAATGGTCTGAACAAGGTCAGAGACCAATTGGGGTCAGAAGGGGCAAAGGACTTCGCTTTGGGTAACGACGACATATTGAGATTCCAGGGTAGAGTGTGTGTGCCTGATAATGTGGAGGTGAAAAGGCTAATCCTTGAGGAGGGGCACAAGAGTCGTCTTAGCTTGCATCCGAGCATGACTAAGATGTACCGGGACCTCATGGAAAACTTCTGGTGGCAGGGTATGATGAAGGATGTGGCACAGTACGTGTCTGCCTGTCTGACCTGTTAGAAGGCAAAGGTTGAGCACCAGAGACCCGGTGGGATGATTCAGCCCCTGGAGATACCAGTGCGGAAATGGGATAGCATCTCGATGGACTTTGTAACCCATTTGCCACGCATTTTTAGAGGGCATGACACCATCTGGGTCATAGTGGACCGACTGACCAAGAGTGCACATTTCCTAGCAATGAACCTGAGAATGTCTATGGTAAAGTTGGCTCAGTTGTACATCAAGGAGATTGTGAGATTGCATGGGGTGCCTTCGAGCATTGTATCAGATAGAGATCCACGGTTCACGTCGCGGTTTTGGCAAACCTTACAGGGTGCTTTGGGAAGCAAACTCACGATGAGTTCAGCCTATCACCCTCAGACAGATGGTCAGTCTGAGAGAACGATCTAGTCACTTGAGGACTTACTACGAACATGCATACTAGATCATTTGGGTGCTTGGGATGAAGAGTTACCGTTGATTGAGTTCACTTACAATAATAGTTTCCATGCGAGCATCGGGATGGCACCTTACGAGGCTCTTTATGGGCGGAAGTGTAGGACCCCTTTGTGTTGGTATCAGGATGGGGAGGCAGTATTGGTTGGACCAGAGTTGTTGGAGCAAACCACCGAGAAGGTGAGATTAGTAAGGAATAGAATGTAGGCTTCATAAAGCAGACAAAAGGCTTATGCAGACCGTAGGAGGAGACCCTTGGAATTCGAGGCTGGAGATCACGTGTTCTTGATGGTGAGCCGAACCACTGGTGTGGGAAGGGCTCTCCGCTCAAGAAAACTTTCTCCTAAATTCCTTGGCCCTTACCAGATCTCGAGGAGGATTGGACCAGTAGCTTATGAGATAGCCCTGCCTCCTCAGTTGGCAAATTTTCACCCAGTGTTCCACGTGTCGCAATTGAGCAAGTATGTGTTTGACCCGGCCCATGTGTTGGAAGCAGAGGATATACAGATCAAGGAGGACCTCACTGTGGAAGTACCACCCATGGCCCTAGAGGATAGCAAGGTGGAGGAACGCAGAGGAAGAGTAGTCAAATTGGTTAAGGTTATCTGGGATCGGAGGCAGATTACTCTACTTGGGAGTTGGAGGAGGATATGAGGAAATCACACCCGCACCTTTTTGCTTGGTAATTTTTCTTTTTCGAGGTCGAAAAATTTTCTTGTTGGGGAGAATGTAAGGCCCGTTTTATTTCTTGTTTTTTTAAAGGGTAGTCCCAAGCAGTTGGGCCTAAGGGCTGGCCCAAGAAGGGGCAAAAGGAGACCCTAAGTCTGCCCTCACACTTTCGTTTCTCTTGCCCTTCAGATTTTCGCAACCGTCAAACCCTTTCTCTCTCTCACAACAGGAACCTCTGCTAGGGTTTGATACCAGCCCTTGGACAAGACAACTCTAAGCTCCACTCTACTCCATGTAGGTAAATCTCGAGCTTGTACTTCTCCCTCTCTAGGCACCCTTTCTCTTGTTGATCACAGTAGGGACTTTGTAGTGGTCTCATTCCTAATCTGCTCCCCTTCGTTTTCAGCCCTTTGGCTCATTATTAGGATTGTGGTGCTCTCTGTGTGCGTGTCGGAACTTCCCACTAGCCCATTTCTAGGTAAGGGAAGCTTGAGCTTATAGTTTCATGTGATTTTCGTATGCTTCTAGGTTTGAATCATATGTGTGTTGTGTGCTTATGACTGATTGGGTGAGAGTAGCGGATACATGAGTTTCTGTTGGTGTTTCGGGCTGTGTTTTTGCGTGTGTACAGTGGTGGGCACTGTCTTTCTCGCCCAGGCGAGTGTGCCTCGCCCAGGCGAGGCTAAGAGAGGCTCGCCCAGACTTTTGTGTCCAAATTTTTGCCCAGGCGACTAGCTTCCTTTTTGAGCGAGGCGTGATCTCGCCTAGGCGAGAGTGAACTTGCCTGAGCGAGAATCCGCAGAGGCCGTTGTACAAAAGCTCGAGCTCTCGCCTAGGCGAGGAGGAGCTCGCCTGAGCGAGAGGACCTCTCGCCTGAGCGAGGCCTTCTAGCCTGAGCGAGATTGGGGCAGCTTGGTGCTAAGGGTTGAATGGCCCACTGGTATGGTTGCTTGTTATATGAATTGGGAAGTATGAAATATATGGATTACTGTTTATGCATGTTATTGGTATTATAGGGATTTTCTTATTGGTTGGTGAAACATGAACTAAGTGTGGTAGGGCGTAATTCCAGGACTCTTGTAGTGAGAGATCTTGGTG